AATAACAATGAAAGACTTAAAAGACTTAGAAAAATACTTTAACCTACCAGTTTGGTTAATTACCTTATTACTATGGATTGCAGCTGTAGGATTAGTCATCCTTATGGCACTTGCTGATTCATAGTAAGTTTTTCATATTAATTGTTTATTTACAGGAGTGGGGAGTTATTTCCCCCTCCTTTTGTTATTTTATAGCATATCTACCATAGTTAGGATAGGATAGTTTATGCACTACACTATATCTTAGGCTATCACAAAAGTGGTTATTAGCATCTACTGGTTTATTAGTAGGATTCCCATTTCTATCTTCTACATACTTATAGTTTTCTAATTCTCTTATTGCATTGATGCTGTCTTTTGTTACATGTAGTTTGTATCTTCTAATCATGTCTATTCCATAATTAATCTCATACTTTTTCTTGCCTTTTATATTCCATCCCATTCTATATATCTCCTCTATACTCTTAGGCTCACTAGAATCTGCAAAGACTTCATCTCTCCTATCAAGTCCTAGTATCTCTAACTTCTTTGCAATATCCTGATTAGTTAATCCTGTTTCATATAACAACTCTTTACAATACATGTTATCTCCATCTATGTAAGTAGCACATAAACTAGAAGGATCTGATGCATAGCCAAAATCTAATCCATATGATATGAATTTAGCTGTTGCAGGTATTTTATCTACTATGTGGAACTTAAATACTAGTGATCTATTTTGTCCTCTTAAACCTAATCCATAAACTCTCCAGTATTCAGGATCTGTATCTTTAAGTCTTTCTATTTCTGCTTTTAGTGTTTCTGATAAGAAAGGATTATCCATAAAGGTAGAGATATGTAGTGAGCAATCAGGTCTCTCTAACACTTTATCATATATCCAATGAAACTGGTCATGTGGATTGTAGTCTATTATGATATTACCATCTGTTCTAAACAAAAGCTGATTCCATGCTTCATAATCTATTTCATTTGCTTCATTTATAAACAGTAAATCTCTTTTCCTACCTCTTACCCTTGATCCCATGTCTAGGCTAAAGAACTCAATCAAGTTTCCATTTAACCAGTATTCATTAGATGTCTTATTATGATATATCTCAGAATATAAATCATTATTCCTTAGGATTTCTAGAAAGTCTCTTAGAACTGATGCTTTTAAACTAGGGAGTGTCTTTCTACATATACTTATAACCTTACCTGTATTTCTATTACAGTAGCTAAATATAATCCATAAAAGTGTATTAAAAGTTTTCCCTGATCTACTTCCTCCTTGTAAGCAGGTTATTTTGGATTGAGAATTTTCAAGTAGCTCAAATACAACATTAGTCTGTATCTGTTTCATTCTTCATTATCTTCACCTCAAACATCTTATCACCAACTGTATCTACTTCTTGTCTTTCTATGTATCCTCTTTTCTTACCTTTAGTTTTTAGATAGAATAGGATTTCAGCAGTCTTGCCTTCTTTTATATTACTTAGTAATTGATGTTCTGCAAAGTCTAACAATCCTTCTTTTACTTCATCAACCTTTCCTGCAAATTCACTATCCTTCATCCAATCATAGAAAGTCTGTCTAGAGATATTAGCAGCTTCACATGCTTTACTAACATTCCCCATCTTACTTGCAAATACTTCTAGAAATTTACCTCTATCCTTAGCCATTTTCCTTTTTTGTTATTTTTTTGTCAGATTTGTACAGTTTCTTCCTCAGGATCTAAACTCATTTGTATAATAGCATCTTCATACATTTCTTTAACAATTGTTGATAACTTTAAAAGTTGCTCCTCAGATAAATACTTCAATTTAGGTTTTATAAAGTCTATTCTTTCTGCTGCAACATCTTCTTCTAAATCTATAACAACTGCATGATACCATTCTGTTAGATTCTTGTTGTAATTACAGTATACTTCAAATGCATTTAGTGCATGAATAACACTAGCATGAGTTATGTAGTATCCATGTTCAGCACATAGGTCTGTCATTTCTCTTAGAGTAAATCTATAGTATTTCTTAAGTACTGTATATAGTAAAGCTCTTACCTCTACTACTTCCCTTCTTCTAGTATTTTGGAATATGTCATGTCCTGATAAGGCTTGTATTTCATTTATTAGGTTTCTAATCCTGCTTTTTGTTCTCATGTTTTTCTAATTTAGTTTGTAATGCTGCTAAAGCTCTCCATGCTACTTTAGCTAGATGTGATACTCCATCATCATCTATTTGTTTAGCTTGTATTAGATGTCTTGTTAGAGCATCTAGATGATCCATACTTTTACTCTTGTCCCAATGTAGAGGTTTACCTTTGTGATGTTGGTCATTTCCAATCTTACTCACTCTTGATACTTCCATTAAAGCATCAGGAAAATAATCTAATACACCAGTCCATACTGGATAATCTTTTCTATTCATATAATCTTATTTGTGATGTATGGTTATTAAATCTTTTCATAGTTGCTTCATAGTATTCTTTATCTATTTCATAAGCATCCAAATCATATCCTAAATTATAACAAGCTATTGCTATACTACCTGAACCTAAATGAGTGTCTAATATCTTATCACCCTCTTTAGCATAGTTCATCAGTAGCCATTCATATAATTTAACTGGCTTTTGTGTTGGATGTATTCTTTTCTCAATGCCTAACTGATAATCATTTTCTCCTTTAGTATTCATTTTACCATTTTGAACATTCCCTGACCATTGAAAGTCAAACACTCCAATTCTGTTTTGACAATTAGTTGCAGCAATATCTGCATCACTTGCATTTCTTGATTTTAAAAATGGAGTTACAAGTTTATTATGTATGATTCTACCTTGACCAAACTTACCTTGATTATCTCCATAATAATTACACCCCCAAATAATATGCTTTTTACTTACTCTTATTAATTCATCAAAGTATTCATCAGGTGGTGATTGATTATTCCAATCTTTCTGCTTATGACCTTTTGTAGTTTTCATTACACCATTACTTTTAAATTTTACTTTATCACTAAATGACAAACCAATACCATAAGGAGGATCAACAATAGCTAAATCATATTGATTGTCAGCCATATCTTTCATAGCTTTCATACAGTCCATGTTATGTAGATTAATATTAGCCAACTTTACCTAATAAAATGAAACATACAAAATTGGTAAACATAACCATCCAAAATACTATTGGAAAATATAGCCACAAATTCTTTATAATTGCTTTTTGAAATTCTTTATCAACTGGCATGTTGATTTCTTTTTTAGTTGCTTTCATAATTCTATGTTAATATAATATTGATCTAAGTCTGTCTCCTGCATAAACCATTCCTCATAAGTTTGTAGAGCTTTCTTAACCTTCATCATACCTCTTTCATAAAACTCATCTGTTACCTGAGCATATCCTATATCTAGAGATCCTTTATCTATAACTATGAATCCCATCTTACTAGGTAATATGTCAAACAACTTACAGTACAGAAAAGCCTGAACATCATATCCATATTTATCTGCACTATATTTCCAACCCTGTAAAGATGCTGTACTCTTTAAATCATACATCTCTGAGTTGTTACTTAAAATGTCAGCTTTAGCTCTAAATGGGAATCCAAACACTTCTCCTATCTCAGCCTGTTCAAATGTTGAATTGCTAAGTTTCTGCAACACCATCTCATTCCTAAGTAGAGCATCAGCCAACCTTTCTGCATCATGTTTCTCTTTTGCAGTAAATACCTTTCCATATTGTGCTACTGCATCTTTATATTTCTTTGTATTCTTACTCTGTACATTTACAAAGATCTGACTATTGAACACATCAGGTTCAAGTACACATGTGTGAAACAACCATCCATCTCTTAGAGCTTGTGCCTCTGTTTGACCATATTCAAGTATATGCTTGTATGTCTTTGGAGATGATAGTAAATGTTTTATTGATGTAGAACTAAATGCATACTTACCTAAGTATCCATAGTAGAAATCATCATCATCAGCTTTAGCTAGGATATCATCTCTATCCCATTCTTTGCCATCTAATAATTGTATTTTCATTCTTGTAGTCTTAAAGTTAAAGTTATATATAATGTGCCATTGTGATAATGATAAAACTTACCATCTATTCTAGCTAATAGTTCCATGTTTTGAAATGTTACTAATATTTCTTCATACATATTTGGTAATGCATCAAATTTCATAAATATAGCATTTACTTGATCTATTATCATATTCTCTATATCTACTTCTGCTCCCCTGTAAATTGTATCCTCACTAAATATAACCTCTACTCCAAGTTCAATCTTCTTTGGCTTGTAGTTTGGATTCAGCTTTTCTAGCTCTGTCAATTGCTCTTAATTTATCTTGTCTATATTCATCTATACTTAACATCAAAAGATGTCTGTCATTCTGTAGTTCTTGTACATAAAAATGTATTTGAAGTACAGCATTAATTAAAGTCTCTAATTTATCATTAGTTGGATGTTTCTTTTGCCATTCTAATAATATACTATTTACAACCTCAGAGTTGGCTAGGTATTGCATGTCTTTTAGATTATCTAATTTCTTGCTTACTAACTCTCTGTCTATATTCTTTATTAGAATATTAGTATTGAAGTCTGTATTTTTCATAGTCTCTTATATCTGATTCTCTTACTTTAATAATCACATCTTTATTTCCTTCTCTAGTGTATAGACAATGATAGTCTGATTTGTTTACACATACATCTGTAAATCTCTTAATGTATTTAACTAATCCTAGTCTATCATAAAACACATAAGAACTTATATCAAGATACTCAATTACCATGTATTTTGCAAAACCATACAGAGAACCTTTACCACCCCAAACATTTCTTTTCTCTAACCATACTGCCTCAGTATTCTTATCACCTTTCAAATCTACAGGAGTAATCTCACCAATAATAAAATCTACATGATAATGCTTATCAATGTATGTAGATGTTTTAGTTGCTCCTATACCTATCTGATCCATATAGTCTTTAAATCTTTTTTCAGATATTTCTCCTTTTTTCCAATTACCTCTATTTTGGTAACTCTTTGGTTTGAACCCCATTGTCATATACTGTTTCTAAATCACTCATCCATTTATTAATGGTATCCATCTTCTTTCTTCCACCACAGCCACAAGGCACATTATAAGCATGTTGAAAATACTTTGCATGTAACCTGTATACTATCTTTAAATCATCATCAGTAAATCCTTCATTAAGTGCAGACTTAAATCCAGTAAAGTCTAAATAATCTTCTTCCTCCATTTGCTGCTCTAGCAATCTTTTATAATTTTTTAATCCCATCTTTTGTAAATATATATTTATTCAACTTCTCTTGTCTCTTATCACAACCACAATCTTTGTAACCAAATAGTTTAGCTACAAACTTGGCTATTCTCTTACCTTGTCCTAAGGTTATTATTCTTATTACTTTTTCTGTAAAGTCTCCTAACTTCATAGGTTTCTTCATTCTTCTACCTGCTGCCATTCTATATCCATTTAAAAAATATCTCTTTATTCCTTTTGTAAGTTTCATAGTCCTATCTTTTTCTTTAAAAGTTTTTTAACATTCCTATAAGTGTTATACAAACTAATATAAGTAATAGTTGTTTTCCTACTAAGTTCTGATATTTTAGTTCCTGATGCAATAATCTCAAACACCTTCTGATCATACCAGTGTAGTTTAGAAAACTCCTCATTAAACTTCTTTTCAATTTCTTGAAATTGTATTTGTTCTGCACTCTCAACATTATGTAGTATTTCTTCATCAACAAAAAATACCTTATCCCTTTTCTTTTTAAGTTGGAGAAACATTGTGTATAGTATTTTAAAAATATAATAGTAATTAAGCTCATCTTTATTGTATGTAATGTCAGTACCTTTCTCTGTTATGTAATGTAACTTGATGTACATCTCTTGAGTAAGATCTTCTGCTGTTGCATAATCTAGTCCAAATGACTTGCATATGTTTACCCATGTCTTATGTTTCTGATATGCTTTCTCCAGTATGTTCATTACTTATCAATTCTATCATGTTATCTCCTTCTATACTAAATCCTACATTATTAATTAAACTTCTAATTCTTACTGGACTATCTAATGTTGTTGGCATCATACCAGTGTCAGTATCTTTTACTTTCCTAACATGGATATGTGTAACCATCCAATCTAGGTTATGTTGTATATATCTATGTAACACTATGAAATTATCACATCTGTTACTCCATTTACCTCCACCTTCACAATCACTCATCATTGGTGCTATAGGATGTCCTGAATATTCATGTTGTGCTCCATGTAGTTTTCTTAGTGCATCTGTTTGTGCATGTGCAGTAAGCCATAATGATACTCCAGTTTTATGACAAAACTGTCTCATATCTGATGCTGCTTTATAATCAAATTCATGACCACCTAAAGATCTATATATTTCTCTATCTTTTTCAAGTGAGTTATAAGGATCTATAAAATACCCATGATAATCCCATCCTTTTTTAATCTGATCTCCAAGTTCTAATAACTGTTTGTAGGTATATTGTTCTTCTATACTTATTAACTTAAAGTGAGAGTCTACCCATTTACTTCCTTCTTTCAGCTTTTCCTCATCAACCTTGTTAATGGGCATCCCCTCTTTATATTCAATTAATTTCTTTACTATGGAATATGGTTCATTCTCTCCTGCATAAATTAAGAATCTTAAATTGTGTTTAAGTGCATACAGGAACATAAAAAAAAGCACAGTATGAGTTTTACCTACATTACTATGCCCTAAAAAGATATTAAATGTACCTTTTTTAAATCTAAAATATGTGTCAAAAGATTTGATGCCTAGAGATAGTCCCTCCTTGATTTCACCTTTTCTTATTTTGTGGATTTTGTCAAGTTGGTCTTGAATCTCTAGTATCATAATCTATTAAAATGGGACTTCATCTAAATCCCTGTCAGGATTGTGGTCTGTTGTTGTAACTTTTTTCTCAGGAATAAATTCACTAAATGGTATGTAATATTTTCCATTCTTACTTTTTAAAATATCCATATTAATATACTCATTATTTTTCTTAGCAAAATCTTTTACATAAGAATTTTCTAAAAATTGTTGGAATCTAGGTAAGTGTACCCTCATCTTAGCAACAACAAAATCTTTAGGAGATTCTTCTACATAGACACCTCCTACAAAATCAGGTTTACTCATAATTATTTAGGTTTAGTTATTAGTTGTTTAAAAATTATATCTGCTGCTGTTGCACATTGTTGCAGCATATACATTTGTCTATCTGAAAATACTTTACCTTGTACCCTTTGGTTATCATCAAATTTTACATCTGTTAAATCAGAGTATTTTTGAAACTCAGGACTTAGTATTATTGCAGCTACATTATTCCACCCAACAGACCTAGCTATAGATTCTTGTTGAGACATAACAGCATTATTAGCTGTTTGATTATTATTTGCCATTTGTTTTATTTTTGGTTCATTATATTCTCTAACAAGTGATGCAAACTTATTAGAATTCTTTTTGTATTCATACCTAACTGTATCACCAACATTAAGATTATCTATTGTTGCTTGTGATTTAGCTAAAAACTCAGGCTTTTCTCCATTTTCTAAATGCAAAGTATATTTAAAAAATGTATGTGTGCCATTATTATAAGTATCACCTTTTTCAACAAACTTTATTGTACTTGTTTTAGTATTGGTGGATTCCATCATAATTAGCTTTTAAGTTAAGTGTTTTTTTTTCTTCCCTAGTATCATAATTTGATAGCTCAATTCTAAGCATACTCAAATCATGTAATAGTTTTTTATTCTCTCTTATGAGGTCATTATTTTCTTCTAATGATTTTAGATATTCCTGTCTGAGTTGTTTTATCTCAGCAGTTAATTCTTGTATTTTGCTGTCTTTAGCAGTAGGTTCTTCACCTCTTTTTTTAAATATTGACATAATAGTAAATTATTTTTCTTCAACAAATATATAAAATATTATTATATATTATAGTTTTGTCAATAAATTTTTAAAAAATTCATACTTTTCTTGGAGATCTATTATGGAATACTTAACAGTTTCCCTAGACTTAACAAGAAGTTCAGAGGCTTTATCACCTCCATATTTTTTATTTAAAAAAAGTGCAAATTTATATTGTTCACCCTGATTAAAGGTATTGCATGAAACACATTGACTGGCACAATTCTCAGGATCCCACCTTGTAGAGTAGTGTCTCCTAGACATAAAATGACCACAATGTATTTGAGTTATAGGTAGTTTCTTACCACATGTACAGCATGTACAATATCCTTTCTTATCTGCATCTCTTTGTCTTATGTAAGCACTGAAGATCTTATCTAGTTTTTTAATTAAAGTCTTTCTAGATGGTTTTTTTGCCATACTCTAAGTTACAAAATATAAATTTGTGTTAAAAATATTATTACAATTTATAATACACTATTATAAAGTAGAATATATAATAAATATATTATATTAATAAATATATATTAATTTAAGTATATTATAGGAAATAAATAATTAATCCCTTCTCACCAAACAAACACACTCATCATTTGGTAAGGTTGTAAACCCACATTGACATGGTGGTATTTCTGTAAGTCTATCCATTATTTGCTGATTGATTTAAATTTCTCTGCACCTCTAGATCCAAAGTATGCTACATAAACTGTTATAAGCAAGGACTTTAATAAATCTACCCATCCACTATCAACACTAAAATCTAGTCCAGTAGAATCTATGAAAATTAACAGCATCATACACACTGTTAAGAATATAAGTGTCATAGGTCTAGTATTCTTACTAAGCCAAGAATCACTCTGCATATCTGATTCCCACCTCTTAGATACTTCTTGTAATTCTATATTATCTTGCTCTAGAAGTTTTAAAGCTGTTTCCTTATCTTGTGGTGGCAGGTCATCATCTTTTTGTATTAGATTCTTAACTACACCTAGTATACCTTTATCAGGTACTACATCTATAAGGTTATTCAGTATCCCTGTCTTTCCTAGAAGAAACTGACCTACTTTTGTATCCTTTAGTTTCTTTTTTCTCTTTTCTTGGCTCATAGGATTTATATTTAGTTATTTTAGTTATAGGATCTTTATATGCTTCTATAACTTGTTTTCTATTCTTACCCTCTCTGTAGCTAACATGCACCCAATTAGGACTTTCATCACCAAACTCCCATATCAATGTATCAAAATCTAGGTTATCTTTTATGTAATCAAATATATCTTTGTTAGATACACTAGTGAAATCCATGTCAAGGTCTAAAGCACAACCCTGCATATGCATACTTGTTTTAGAGCCTCTAATAGCTCTATTTAATTCTTCTGACCTGTAACCACTAGATACATGTATAGGTGTCTTAAAATGGTCTCTAATAGGCTGAAACACATTCTCAGCTATTGCTTTAAGGTTTTCAATATGTTCCTTAGTAGGATTGTTATCTATGCTTAATCTTTTTGCTGTCTCTGATCTTACTACCTCAGCTAAAGATAAATTCTTACTTAGTTTCATAATGTTTTAAATTATAGTCCTTGTTTAAATAATAATTTTTTAATCAAGTTATTCCAGTTTGTTTTAAACCAGTTGTTAAATGTTCTAAATTTTTGTGCTAACCACTCAAATATTCTTACCATAATTTATTTTTTTTAATTGTTAATTTCAAGTTCTTTTACTTTCAATTTTAACTGTTCTATATCTTCTACTCCTAGTGATGTAGTATCATTTGCCATTCTCTATTAATTGATATATTTTAATGATTGTATAGACCAAAGTTGCTATTATTAAAAGTCCTTGTAGAGCTTCATTAATTTTTGCTATTGTTATTACATATACAAATACTCCTAATAATGTTGGTTCCCAATTCATTTCAATTTATTTTAAGATACAGTCATTTCTTCTATATAAGTACTACCAAATGCTAAATTCAGATAGTTATGTGAAGATTTATTATATGCAGCAAATAAAGTTCTTAGCTCTACTCTATTACTATTATTGCTAAATTCTATTTCACCAGTTATAGTACTAAGACCTGATGAAGTTCCCATTCTAGCATATGAATTTATTTTATATTCTGTACTTGTACTACTATATGCATTAAGATAATTCATTACAGCACCATAACTAGTATCATTAGTGTATGTAAACAATATTCTTGGATCAAAACCACAACTAAAATCTCTTTGTGTTGTACTACTATTTCCTGCATATTCAAAAAACTTAGTTTCTGCATATGTAAGGTCAGTCCAACAATAAGCCATGTAAGTTTCACCTACAGTAGCACCTGCTTCATCATCACTTCCTATAATAATTGTAGAAGAATTAGCTTGATTTCCATTAGTAGTACCTCCTGTTGAATAACTACCACCATCTAAAAAATTAGTTTTATTAGAAGATTTCCAATAATTACTTCCAATAGGTGTATTACTTCTAAAACTTGTTTTCCAATCAGGATTAACTTGGTCTGTAGTTTGCACAACAATTAATCTAGGCTCACTATTTAACCCATGACCAACAGTTTGGTTATCTCCATTACCAGTCCATTTAACTATAGAGAACCCCATATCAGGATTGGCTTTCACTTGTGATGTAATGGAACCATCTGTATTTGACACATAACTATCAGCTGCATAAAAAGATATAGCTATCCAGTTACTACCATTAAGGTTAATCCCAACTTGACTATTATCTGTGTAAATGTTTGTAGGAATTTCAAATCCATCATTAGTAAAATTAACAGCATTTGTACTTCCATTATAATTTACTGCAAAATTAAAGTTAGTGTAACATATTTTTTCAGGATGATCCCTGCTAACTAAAGCATGATACATACTATTATCTTGTGCCATAAACATTACAAAGTCAGGAGGATTACTTAAACCTGAAAAAGTTCTTGTGCCTGTATTACCAGTGTATTCAGCAATACCTATCCAATTTGGGGATTCACCTGCACCAGTTGATATTAATCTTTTATCTATACTCATAACTTACTACTTCAGCTTTAGTTGTTAATGCATTTATTTCATTTTCTTTTGTATCATTTGCTGAAATTATTCCTGCTCTTAAATCTTGAACATCTTGTGGTATGTCAATATTCCTCTCAGTCTTTCTAATAATGTACCAATCTGTTTCTGCTAACTGTTCATTAGTATATTCTTTTAATGATTCTATTTTGCTTTCTTTTAACTCAGCTAAAGTTTCATTAAAAACTAAATCAACTACATTGTAGGTGTATACATTATTGTCAGTATCAAAATACATATCACTTAATGTCTCTGTTTGTTTATTAAATTCAGGAGTTACTACATTAAAAAACCCATGAGATTCAGCTTCTGAATCAGAAATTGTGTTGAAACCACCAATAATATTTCCCCAAGATTTTGGTAAACTACTATATAATTTTATTTCTCCATTTATATTTATTGCTTTCATTTTATTATTTTAATTTATTATGGTGTTGGATCACTAGCATAAGCTGCTACTGAATAATGATAAACTTTACTTCCTGATGAATCATCTGTACAAACTATTTGAATTAAATTATTTGTTGTTCCATCATATGCTGTTGTTCCTACTAAATTAAAAGTAGAACCTGTCTCACTAAATGTAATTGTAAAATTACCTGTTAGTATTAAATCAATTACTTGTCCTTGTACTGCATTACTAAATGTAAATGTAGCATTTCCACTTGCAGTAGCAGTAAATGTTGTTGCTGCACTAAAATCAAGTGCAAAAGATGTACTAGAACCTAATGCACTAAGAGCAGTATATCTATTTTCTAATTTTGCAAATGTAATATTATCATCTGCTATGTGTGCTGTATCAATAGAACCATCAACATACTGATCTGAATCTACTGAATCTGCTGCCATCATAGCATTTACAATTTGTACTTCTGCAATAGTACCTGCTGCTGTTCCACCTAATACTCTATTTGCTGTTACAAGGTCTTGCATTTTATCATATGTTACTGCATCACTTGCAATAGTAAGTGCAGTTGCACCTGTAACATCACCTGTATGTGTTTGGTTGTATAGGTTTGTAGAGCCTTCTGTTAGGTTATCTGTTGTTTTAGCTGATAATCTAGTGTCAAACCTAGCATCAGTATAATAAAGGTTTGTTGCACCTTCTGTTAAATCATCAGTATCAGATGAAGTTTCATCTAATAATACAACCCAGTTACCATTGTGTGCAAAATATCCTTTTCCAGTACCATGAACATGAGCAAACATACCATGATATGTTGTAGCACTAGGTAAATCACCTGTAGTTGCAAACATATTACCATAGTAAATCTTACCAGTAGTAGTAATATCATAAGACTGTCCATCTAAGTTAGCAGATAATTGTGGTGAGCTATCTTCTGATAATGCATTAATAGATATTGCTTGTACCCTTGCATCAGTATAGTATAGATTAGATGCTCCTTCAGTTACTGAATCAGTATCAAAGCTAATATTTGCACTACCATCAAAGCTAGTTCCATTTATTGTTCTTGCTGTTGCAAGTGTTGCTGCTGTAGATGCTGCTATTCCAAGACCATCTATTTCTAATTTAGAAGGCCCTGTATAAGTAAATACACCTGTTGTATTATTATATGCTAAACTTCCTATTCCTGAACTAGTTGCTGAGAAACTTGTTAAGCCAATACCTGAGCTTGTAGCTGCAATAGTTAAAGTTCCATTTGGATCATCATATGATAATGTAATTCCTGATCCTGCTGTAAGTAATGTGTTTACTTGATCATCTACTCTTTCTGCTGTATAGTATAAATTACTGCTACCTTCAGGTAAATCATCTGTATTTACTTGACCTGCTCCTGTTCCAAAGTCTATTAATGTGTCATCTATAGAATCTGCTGCTAAACTAACAGCTCCACTAGTTACACTAAAATGATCAGATGAGAAACTAGCAACACCTTTTGTAGATGTAGTTGCATCATCCCCTGCTATTGTAAGGTTTGGATATGTGCCTCCTGAAGTCAATCCATTACTACCTGTTACTGCAACAGTTTGGTCAGGGTTATCATTAGTTATTGTGAAATTTGGATATGTTCCACTTGTAGATATTCCTGTACCTCCTGTTAAAACTACTGTTTGGTCAGGTGCTGTGTTGGCTATAGTTAAAGAATTTGCTACATCATTGTATGTTGCTGAAATGCTTGTTCCTGCAACTACTAAATTAGCCACTCTATCATCTACTCTCTCATCTGTAAAATAAAGATTTGTACCTTCACTAAGATCTGTAGTAGATTTTGCTGTAAAAGCACTATCAAATCTAGCTGAAGTATAGTATAAATTTGTGCCTTCAGATAAATCTGTAGTTGATTTACTTGATAGGTCTAAGTTTGAGCCTGTTTGCAGATTTACTCTTGCATCTGCTCTTGCATCAGTGTAATAAAGGTTGGTACCTTCTGATAGATCAGTTGTAGATTTAGTTGCTAATCTAGTATCAAATCTGGCATCTGTATAATATAAATTGGTTGTACCTTCAGAAATGTCATCTGTATCATGGTTACTAACATCTGAAACCTGACCTGTTACATTTCCTGTTAATGCTCCTGTAAAACTTGTTGCACTTACTGATGTTAATCCTGAAATTGAATCTGCTAGTCCTATTGTTAATGTTTGTGGACTACCTGTTGTTGTTATTTCATTAGCTGTTCCTGCAATAGTAAAGACTTGTGAATCTAAGTCAATACTTTGTTGTCCTCCACTATCTCCTTGATAGTCTAAATCAGATGCTGTTACTTGTGCATCTACATATGCTTTTATTGATTGTTGAGTTGCTAATGCAGTTGCACTATCAGATACCATATTATCTTCATCTAATATGTCTGTCATTGTTAATGTACCATCTGATAATGAACCAAAAGTTAGTGTTCCTGATACTGTTGTGTTACCTGAGATATTTCCACTCAGACTTCCCACAAAGCTATTAGCTGTTATAGTGCCTGTTGCTGTAAGATCTCCTGCATTGTTAAGGCTAATCCCTGTCTCTGTTCCTAAACCATCAGAAATTACCTGTAATGTAGCTGATAATCCATCATTATCTCCAACTTTTAGTAGTGAATCATAACTTGATGCAATAGATACTCCTGTTAAACTACTTGCCATTTTTATTTATTTTAAATTTGTTATTTATATATCTCATTAACTTTATAATGTTTTTTTCCTTAGGTTTATATATTTTCATAGTCATAAATTATAGCACCCAACCTTGAAATGTAGGCTCATCTCTATCAGGATATATATCATCATTTGTGTTAGATGTATATTCAGGATATGTGCTTTGATTAAAATCCATAAATTGTATAAACCTTCTTGTGTAGTATTCAGCTAAACTTCTTTCTTTTTCAACTAAATAATCTACCTCTGCCTTTTCTACTGTCTCTGCATTTTCAGAAACATGCTTAAATATTCCACCTTGCTTTATCTGATAAGCAGCAAAGGGAAGAAAATCAACCATAGCATAATGTATTAGCATAGGCTGTACATGATTGACTAATAATGTTTCATAATCAGTACCTGATATAGTACCATCATCAATCATTGTGCTTATTTTATTGTATAAATCAGTACCTAAATAGTTTTGTATATGGATAGTTTGTGCAATTTCAATAAAGTGCATTAACTTATCTGCTTGTACATTACCATCTATTATGGTGTTCTTTACTAAATCATTTCTGCTTATAAATAATACTTTTGCCATATCTTATTATTTAGGTAAAAATCCATTGTTATCCATATCTCTAGGTTTCATAGCTACTTCTTTATCATTTTTTTCAGGAGTAAATCCTATTGATTTAGCCTCAGCCTCTGTAACCTTTTTGTCATTTGTTAAACCTTTATTTGGTAAAAACTCACCTTGTGCATTTCTTTTTCTAAAGTATACTACTCTAGTCCATTCATGTCCACAATTACCCCCACCTTTATAAAGCCATATAGAATATTTATCAGATCCATTAGGCCCCCATCCTTTATTAACTGCTTCATTATCCATAGCAATAATATCTTCTTTTCTGTAGACTTTTTTAGCTTTTATCATAGCTTTACAGAAAGCTCTTGACTTTTTATTATCTATTCTACCTGTATATCTATACCTTACTTTAAATAATCCTGCATCCTGTTCACTTTTACTTGCAGGTTTTGCAGATCCTGTTTTTACATCAGCAAGTTCTAGCATTTTGTTTTGCTTATCATCTAGTTCATAATTCACACCCTCCTCAGATATAACTTCCCAAGTGTCTAAATCTTCATCTTCACCTAAATCAATTAATATTTTTGCTACATCTTTTGTTAGATGATCATTAGGTCTATAAATTTTAGACTTTTTAAGACTTAACTTTTGCCCTGTTTCTTCTTCTCTTGTTTCTTTATCTGCTACATTCTTTAAGTCTGTAAATTCTAAAGGCTGTATAGTTTTAAAGTACAGTTTAAGTGTAATATTATTAAAAGCTAATATCTTGTTAAATGCATCTATCATAAGATTCTGATATGGTCTGATTACCATGTTATCCATAAGTATAGATGCTTTCTCTAATTCATCTGCATTGTTTCCAAGACCAGTGTTGTTTTTTACTCCAAGAAGCATTGGTGATACAATTCTATGTGCTACTAATATCTTTTCTTGAGATTCTGTAGATAAAAACTGGTATTGTTGGTGTGCATCTGATAACTGTATTGGCTCTATTGTAGCTTGACTATCTGTATTGTCATTAAATGATAAAATAAACTTTCCTGCATTACTAGATCCACTAAACTTTTGTGATATTTTGTTTTCTATTAGAGATCTTTCTTCTTCATTAGGTATTCCATTGTTCATGTTTATAATCATAGAAGGAGATAATCCATTCTTTATGTTATTCATGTGGAAATTACTAATCTCACCTTCTAATTCAGCATACTGCAATCCACCAGTATATGCAGGAGGACTATAATAATAATATCCTGCTTTGTAAGGTTTAATAAATAATATCTCTCTACCCTCAGTAGATGTGCCAAATGCAGGTATTCTAGTTGTATTAGATGAGTTTTTATACTCACTCCAATCATGGAAGTAGTAATATGCCTCAATCTCTCCTGATTCACCTGATTTTTCTGCTCTTAGTGTCTCTACTGGTATGTGTTCTAGCTGAACAATCTTCTTTCTACCTTTTCCATAGATAACTTGTATTGCAGCTCCACCCATAAGATAATAGTCATATATTACTTTTCTAACTACATCTTTTTTAAATAAGCTAATCATTTGTGCATACTCATCAGGTTTTCTCTCTGAATCTGTTGCATCTAATCCTTTTCCAAATATCATTTCTGATATACCATTGATACAGGCATGATTAGTTGGTGATCCATTGTAAAGGTCAATTAGATATTGATAATAGTTATTATCCTCACCATACATTACAAAATCTTTTCTTGGATCTTCTATTATTTTAGGAGAAGTGTAAGCTGCTAACTCTACTACTCTAATATCTCCTTCATATTTTGGTCTCCTGTGTTGTCTACTCATAATTATGCATTATATACTTTATATGTGTTGTCTGCTGATGTGCTTACTTTATATACACCTTTGTTTACATCATAATATTCATCTAATCCTTGTGCTATTGTTTGATTAGTACAGAATATCCTGTCTCTATAAACTGCAATATCTCTTTCAATACTTTCATTATCCCATGCTGTTGCTACATCTTGATATTGCCCTGTTTGTAATTCCCATTCAGCACCTCCTCTTGTTACAGCATCTTCCCATGATATTCCTGCTACATTCCATGCTAAATCAACATCTTCCCAATCTGAACTACCTGAAATTACTTCTAGTTGATAAAATCTATTTTCTACTAAACTAAGATTCATAGTTATAGCAGCATAGTTAGATAATTTACTAACTGGTACTGTTGTAGATTGTACTAAATCAGTTTCTTCATCTCTTACATTTACCACTGCTGTAATAACAAACTCTCTTGGAATAAAAGTAAAAGTTTGAGTTGATGATGATGATGTTAAATATATCATACTTATATAATAACTTTATTGTGTTTTTTTATAAAGTGTAAAGTTTTTGTATAAAAAAAAGAGGACTATTGTCCCCTTTTCTTAGAAAAACACTTAACTATTATGATGTCTGCTCAATTAAGCAGTAGGAAAAGTATTAATTTGTGAACCTTCTGTCTCACTTGTAACTGCTGTACTTAAAACAAAGTCAGGTGGTGCTGTTTCTAATGCTTCAAATGTCAGATTGAATCCATTAAAATCTCCCATATTAGCTCCAACAGTAAAATTACCTGTTGTAAGCTCTGCTCCATTTACTCTACCTACTAACAAATAATTATTATCTGCATCAACTACTATAATATGTGGTCTACCTACAGCTAATAATTTAATTTGTTCACTTGTGTCTCTATCATAATATTGAAGTTGTAGTGTTAATGTTTGTGTATAGAAAGTAGTACCATTTTCTCTTGAAGAAGTAACTACAGTATCAAGGTTTGTTGTACCTCTCACATCATATTTGTATAATGTTGGAGTTCCATCAAAGCCTGTTACCTGAGTACCAGTAAAAGTTACATTTCCTAATGTACCAAAGTCTGCAAAGTATACAGCTTTAATTGATCCTGATTTATTCTTACAAGGTACTATTCTACCTTTTGTTAATGCACAACTCATATTATTTTAAATTTTTAAAGTATGGGGAGGCTTTTACACCTCCCATATACTGGTTATTATTACTTACTTAGCTTATGTTATTGAAAATCAATATTTTAGCTAAAAAACACAATTTCTTGTGGCACTCCATATTGAATTCCATATGAAAATCTTGCAACAAATCTTGCATTTTGATCACCTAATGTATCAGCAGTATCAATTACTCTAATTTCATTCATATCACTAACTAAATTAGTTCCCATAAACAGGTTACTTTTTTGTGCTAGTGCAGCAGTGTTGTCAGATAGACCATTTGCTAAGAATAGTGGAACACCATCAAATGATAGTGGAGTGTTCATGTCATACCACATGTTTACTCTGTTTTCATAACCACCACCTTGTGCTGCTAATGCTCTAACATATGCTTTCATAATGTTTCTAGATACATATAGAGTTAAATCATCTTTGCCATATACTGTATTTGAAGATGCATCTAGGATAGCTCCTAATTGTGCAATTACATTAGTTGCATCTACTCCACCAACAGGTGCAGCAACATCAACAATGTTTGCATCAGCTGTCCATAATGTTTCAAAACCATCTATTTCACCTGCATTTCCAGTAGCTCCCTGCCATAGTGAATTTTCCACTGATGCTGAAATTTGATCTGCAAAGTGTGCAATTATATAATCACCAAATGATGATGGCATATCTTTAAATGTAGATGCTCCTAATTCTGCTGCTTCCCAAGAATCTACAAATTGCTTAGTACAGAATTTAATGTTTACTTGAAACTCCTCTAGTGTAATGATTCTTTCACTTATTGCTACTGTACCTGCATCTGTAAAATCACAAGTTGCATTAGCAATTAAGTTTGAGACATCCACTTTTTGAATAACACTTTTGTGTTTTACATTTGGCATAATAGTTAATCCACCATTTGCCAAAGTTGTACCTTCTAACAGAGCTGCTGAGATGTACTTCTTAGCTGATTCCCCTGCATAGGTAGTAGTTATTGTTGGTTTACTCATTTTCTTTGATTTTTAAAATTTATTATTAACTTAATTTTCTCATGATTCTATCTAAGCTAGTCTCAGTTCTTTGAGATGCAATATGATAAAAGTCATTACTTGATTTATTTTCTGGAGTGTGCTTTAAAGGAGCAGCATCAGGTTTCTCTGATAATTCCTCTTTTACTTCACTTAACTCCACTTCTTTGCTTTTCAGCACTTCACTAAGGTTTACTGTTAAATCTTCAACCATAGCTTTCAGCTCATCAAACTGTTCTTTAGTGGCAAATTCTGTAGCTAATTCTTCAGATGTTTCTTCTTGTTTTGCTTCTACTTCTTCTTCCTCAGCAACTGGTTCTTCAGCAGCTTCAGCAATACTTGCAATAACACCTTCTTCTTCAACTACAACTGATCTACCATCTTCTAAAGTGTATTCACCTACAGGCATTGGTACTCTATCATCTTCTGTAACAATAAATACCTCATTACCTGCTGCAAATTCTTCAGCTTCAATGACTGTTCCATTTTCTAAGTTCATAGTAGCTAAAACAACTTCTTCTGCTTTAACCTCTACATCCTTAACCTCATCTTTTGATAATTCCATTCCTAAGATGTTTTTAATTTTACTTAATGTATCAGTTGCTTTCATGTTTATATAATTATATAGGATTAAAAATTTATATTTTCTATGCTTTTTTCTGAATTACAAACCATTCAGTTCCATCACTCCAAACAGTAATACCTTCATATTCTTTATTAATCTCATAGTAGTTTGTTGAGCCATCTAGTGTTTGACCTGCTCTTGGTGAAAGATGAGATCTACCAGATGTTTGATAGCTAGTATCAGTAATAATTCTTAGTAATCTGTTTGTGTTGTTAGTTGTAGTAGCATCAGGTAATGTTAATGTCATTGCTCCTTGGCCTCCACTCCAACTTAACTTTAATAACTCTACACTATCATATGTAGAATCATTTAAATCAACATCATTAGTAGCACTACAAGTTAAACTAGTAGGAGTAATGTAAGTTTTTGCAACTGCTGTTACTATCTTAGTTTGAATTGTAGTTAATGTTGTTTTCTTTGTAGCAGCACTTTGTACAACTGCAAACTCCTCTGATCCTGTTAGTGTACTAGCTGAACTTAATTCTGATATTTTTTTATTTGCCATTACTGTTTAATTTTTGAATTGTTTTCTTGTAATAAATAACTTCCATTTTCCTGTAGTATAAAATTCTCTGCCTCTACAGTAGCTTCTGTAATACCTATACCTTGTGCCCACATTGTACCATCACAACAATCAGGATGATATGTATTGTCATCACACAAACATCCTCTTTGTGATCTTATAGGACTTGTGTAAGATGGATAAGGATTTTTTCTTTTTCTATTTTTATTCATCTTCCTTGACCTTTGTAGGCTTTTTTATAGTTTTTACTAGCTTTTAACTTGCTTGTCTTAGTCTTAGCATGTACTCCTTTTCTTCTAACCTTAGGTTTCTCTACTCTTACTGTACTTACTACTCTATTTCTAGGCATTACTTCTTTTTCTTCTTCTTATGTTTATATTTACTTGGCATATTTATGATCTTATTGGTACACAATTTGGAACTCTCTTTCCATTTTTAATTTTAAAGCCATACATTTCATATCCTGCTTGACATGGCTCTTTTAGTTGGTGTTGAAAACAAGGCATAAACCATTCTTTTCCATCTAACTCATGCATATGCACACCTTCACATCCTATATTTTTAGCAATTTCCTCTGCTTTTTCTTGAGAGGAGTATGCTAATCTATCATCAATTATTGCAAAGTCATCATCAACCACAATAGTCTCAAGCTCTAACTCTCCTAATTCTCTTAGTTTGTTTCTGCTCCATCCTAATGCTGCTAATCCACCCCACAATAGGTATGATATATTAGCACATGCCTCTGAATCATTCTCATTTTTTCTGTACTGATCTTCTGCTCTTGAGAGATAGCTGTACATTCTTTTAATTGTTGCAACAGTTATATTCTTTTTTTGTGCAAGTTGTTGAGCTCTAATCTTACCAACATCAGTTGCACACCTGTTATTTATCTTTTCATTAAGCTCTATTCCTTTTTTAGCATTATTAGCTACACCTTGAGGATAGTCATTAAAGCTCTCTAAAGCTACTTCTTCTTCATTTATAGCACTTTCTATCTCTGATAATAAAAACTCAGCCTCAGCAGCCTCTAATTGGCTTAGAAAGTCATCTATAGCTTCTTTTGGTCTCTCAGATTTGTCTGCAAAATAACCTTCTATTGAAAATCCTTTAACAGCTCCATTTTTTACATAGTCTTGCCATACTTCATCACTATCTACTCTAATAGCACCCATCCATGTACCTAGTGGAACTTCTTTAGTATTCTCATATAGTCTACTCTTATCATGTACTGCATCTTCAACTATCCAAGATTCTACAAGAGTTAAACCTTTAAGACTGTATTGGTGTTCTAATGATGCATTTCCTTGATTACCTTGCTTTAAATACATCTGACTAGCTTTCTCTACTGTATCTCTAGAGAAGTAAATGTAGTAATCTTCATCATCACCATTTCTTAGTATAGGTTTGTTAGGAATTAGTATAGGTCCAAGTAAAAGCCTTTTCTCTTTAGACACCTCTGCTAATTTAACTTCTTGATCTTTAAGAGCTACAAAGTTGCTTTGTATTGCAGGATTCTCTACAATAGAGATAGCATCTACTCCATTAAACTCTAAATCTTCATCTAATATTAATTCTACAATCTTCATATTATTATAATTACTTATTTTTTGGTTTTTTTATATTCCTGCTGTTTGTACAATGTTTCTATCTACACTTTGAGCTGTTGTAACATCATTTGATACTACATATGCTCTTACTGGTTCTTGTTGCTGTCCTGCTATAGCTTCTGTAAGCTGATTAATAGGTGATGCACCTACTATATTAAAAGCAGGTGGCTGTATTTGTGGAGCAGGGGCTGAACTAGCTCCTCCTGCTGTAACACCTCCTACACTTAGCACAGGTACATCAGTTGATTTAATAGCTCTAATTTGTGTAAACCCTGTAGCTAATACTGTAGCAACTCCTGCTATCTTGGCAAATAATCCCAGTTCAGGATCATCTAACACTTGTGCAGCACCTGAATAAGTAGATATAATTGCATTTGCTATTGCTAATGCTTTAGCTGCATTTGAGCCTTCTGTTGCTAAACTTAAACCTAGTGCAGTAAATTTTAAAGCTATATCATATTTGTTCTTTTGTTCTTCCTCTACTATTTCTACTATTTCTTCTTCTCCTGTTTTTGTTATTTGTGCAATAGCTCTTGTTCTTGCATCTTCTAATGCTGCTGTATCTCTACCAAACTTCTTTGCTTGTTCTATAAGAGCATCATACCTCTCTTGTGTTTTAGCTACCTGTAATTCTCTCTTTTCATCTTCATTAATTGCTAGTGCTTCTCTTTCTGCATCCTCAAAACTTTGTAGTGCAGCTTCTTGTGCTGTTATCTCATCTTGTGCAGCTTTTGTTGCTGCATCATTAGCAGCTTTCTCCTCATTCTTTAATCCTATAATCTGAGATGTTACTTCTTTTTGTTTTGTAAGTCTAGATGTTTCTAGAGTAATAAGATCAGCTCTTAATTGTGCTTCTTCATCTAAATCTTCTTTAGTAGATCCTGATAGTTTATTTTCTTCTATCTTATTATTTAATCTTATCCTTGCAAGATCTATTTCTTTGTTTGTAATTTCTTCTTCTAATGCACTTGCTTCTTGTAAAAAACCAATTCTCTGTTCTGTTGTAAAGTTTTCTCTATCTACAGCTTTCTCTAATAAGTCAGCTCTCTCTCTATCTGCTTTTGCTCTTTCAACTATTAATCTTCTTTGCAATCTATCACCTCTTGCTTGTGCATCTGCAAGTTTACCAACAGTCTCAATCTCCCTTCTTGTTTCTTCACCAAAGTTCTTTATACCATCTGTAGCTTCTTTAAAACTATCTTTAATACCATTAACAGCTTCTTCTGCTGCTGCTGCATCACCTTTGAACTTTGCTCCAAGATATCTTCCTACATTAAGTATGGCATTACCAAAACTTGCAAGTATATCTGTAACATTACCTACAACTACACCAATCTGTTTTGTTATTTTAATAAAATTATTTTGACCTTCTTCTGAACTAGTAAATGCTGCTGTAACTGCACCTATAGCTAATGCAAATGCACCTATACCTGTAGCAATTAACACACCTTTTAAAGTTTTTAGGCTTCCAATTGCTGTTTTTATACCTTTTTGCACATTTCTAAATGATGAAACAAGACCACCTGTTAAAGCATCTCCTGTTGCATCAACATCTTCCATGTTGGTTTTAGTGTTTTTTAATTCATCATTAACCTCTTGGATTTCTTGAACAGCTTTTTTATTATCAGCCTCTATGCTTATTTTGTATTTACCTATTTTCATTAGTCTTGTTTATCAAATTTTGCAATCTTTTTAGCTAATTTGTAGCCTTTTTTAAAAGTAGAAGGCAAATAATGTGAACCTTGTGCAAATCTAATGCTCTCAGTTTCACCATTTACCACCTGTAATAGATCTATAATATTCTTTAACATCCTACTTATATAATACTTAATTGATTAGAATTTAATTTTTTCTTGTATTCTTTATAATCATCACTTCCATTCCAGTTATTCTCCCTCCACCATGATGTAACTATATATTTTGTACCTTCTAACACTTCTTCACCTGAGTGTAGCTTATAAGGATCAGGTTTTCCCATGTGTAAATTGTTCCATACAACAGCTTTATATGCTTGTGGTTTAATTTCTCTTTTTAAATGTTTAAAGTTTGTAGTTCCTCCTTTAAAATCATCATTTAAATAGAGCATAAAAGTGTATGTTCTGTTACCTGATGCTAAACAGTTCATATCATAATGTTCTCCTGTAAAGTAATCAGGATGCTCTCTAAAGTATTGACCTTTTTGATACCTCTGGCCTTGCAACACTTCTCCTTTTGTTATAGGTACACCTAAATATCTAGCTATTCTTTGGTGTATTCTTTTAATAGTTGGATTTTTAGAATCTAATGTTGCTGAATATGATGTCCTAGCAGTATCAAATTTATTGTGTTGCTGACCATTACCTACAACAGTAGACTTATGTGCAAACTTATCAATCAAATAAACTAGGTGATCTGCTTCTGCTTTATCTATAAAATTTTCTATTTCTTTAATCATAACTTTTTATTGAATATCACAACTGTTTGTATATGGGCCTTGTATGTTGCTTCCATTCCAATAGTAATATTGTCCTGAAGGAGTGTTAGCAAAATACCTTGCTGTACTTAAATGTGTAGTACATGTAGAATCTAAATATATAATAGATGCTTCATCTATTGAGTTAGCATCCATATATACTGTTTTAGGTGTTGATTCATTACATAAATCACTTGCAGAAGATGCATAATACAAACTTTGCTCACCACATATAGCTAATGGAGGTGGTGTTACTACTGGTGGAGGTGTAGGTACATTTTCCTGACATTCAATACAGTTCTCTCCTGCTGTATTACCTGCATTAAATATTGTAAATTCACTAATATCTCTTGGATTAGCTCCTTGATTACTATTTACCCATCTATAACATTCATAACTATTAGCAGATCCATCTTGCAATACCCACCATGTTGATATATCTTGATTTTGACTAACTACATATACTACTGCACCTGTAGGATCATCACAACTTATAAATTGAGCATAATATGGGCCTTGACTAGCAGGTGGTGTAGGAGGAGCAACATCTGTACAGTTTGATAATAATGTAGCACTCATTACACCTGCATTAGTACCTGATGTAACAGTACCTGTTACTAAATATGTTGTACCTGCTGAATCTTGTACCACATCATTTGTATTAAATGTTATTTGTGTAGTATCTTGTTGAGATCTGTATCCTGTTGATGAATCTTCACATTTCTGTAATGAATAATAATTAGCAGAAGGTGGTGGTGTTGGACAACCTGTACTACCAGTGTCTGTTACAGTACCTACATTTGCTCCTGAAGTAGTTTTACCTACTACAATATAAAATATACCATTTGCATCTTGCACTCTTGTACCATTAGTTTCATTCATTACAAGGTTAGGCAATTCAAGTGTTGTATTATCACTTCTATAACCTAGCTGTAAAGTGCCACATTGTTTTAAATCCCAATATAAAGGACAGTCTGTTAATGTTGATTTAGTTACACTGCCTATTGATGTTCCTGATTGACTTGTTCCAACAACTTGATAATATACATCAGGTGTAGATGTTTGATAAACAAAATCTCCAACTTGTAAATTTATAGTTGTTATTTCTTGACCTGATATATATATAATATTTGATGCACATTGTGCTAATTCATAATAATATGGAGCAGGTGGTGGTGTTTCATCAGGACATCCAGTAATGTTTAAGCTAATAACAGATACTACACCACTTGAATATTGACTAGGATCTGATGTTTGACCATACACAATATAAATAGAACCATCTACACTTTGTACTCTAGAACCATTAACAGAATCTTCTGTTAGATTTGGCAAGTCTGCTGTTGTTTCTTCTGAAACATATCCACCTGTACTTGTTTCACAATTTTGCAATAACCAATATGATGTTGCAGGTACTACTGGTGCAGAAGGACATCCTGTTGTGCCTAAGTCTGAAATTGATGATATATTTGCTGCATTTGTTGAAGTTCCAATTACTGTATAAATTAATCCATCTTGATCTATAACCCTAGAACCATTTACACCATTTGCATCTACTATTAATACTATATCAGATGTTGATTCAGGTGTATAATGCCCTGTAGAATCATCTGAACATTTTTTAAGCTCATACCTTTCTGTTGGTGGAGGAGGTGTTACTTCATCAGGATTTTCAGTTTGACATACTAAACAATTATCATATTTAGTAGACCAATCATTACTACTTGTGTTTGTAGTTGATGCTGTAATTTTATAACAAAAACCATCTGGCATTGATATTACATCATTTAAAACTAAAGTTGTTGCTTGACCATCTAAATCTCTTATTGATTGATAATTACCTAATGAACCATTACATCTTTGAATAATCCAATAATTATATGTAGGAGTAGGTGCTACTGCACATCCATAAGCAGTAGGAGTAATTGCAGTTACATTTCCTACATTTATAACTGTAACTCCATTAATTACTTGTGTAGATGTTGTTTCATTGTTTATTACAATATATTCTATATTGTTAGGATCTTCAACTCTTTGATTTTGTGATGCTGATAAAGATATAGTATCTACATCTTGTTGAGTTCTGTAAATTTGCAACCCATCTGAACATCTTTCTAACCCATAAAAATATGTAACAGAAGGTGTTTCACAAACACATGATGGTAAAGTGTCTATATCTATTGTGCCAGTTGTTGTAGATGTAGATGCTACATAATAACAAACATTTAAATAAAATCTATTTGTACCTGCTAAATTAGGATTTGAGGAAAATGTGTAATGTACTATTGTTGAATTATTAGTACAGTCATTTAAAGTATAATAATAAACTGGACATGTACAAGTTGATAGTGTGTCTATTTGTATAGTTCCTGTTAAAGAACTTGATGATAATTCATAACATGCATTTTGATATATTCTCTGACCTGTAAGTCCTGATGATGGACTAAACCCATAATATTTAATTGCAGCATTATCACATTTTTCTAATTCATAATAATATACTGTTGGAGGTGGTGTACCACATCCTAAAGTAGTTGGTGTTATTGCTGTAACATTTCCAACACTTGTTACTGTTGTACCACCTACCTGAGTTGTTGTTTCTGTATTGTTATTTAAAACTATATATTCTACATTACTTGCATCTTCTACTTTTTGTGTAATAGCTAAAGAAATTGAACTTACATCTTGCCCTGTTCTAAAGGTTTGTACTCCATCAGAACATCTTTCTAGTCCATAGTAATATGTAGGAGGTGGTGGAGGAGTTGTGTTTTCACAACCTAAAAAACCTGAATCATATAAATAAATATGATTTAATGCAGTTAGTTGATCAGCTACCTCATTACCTATTACTTTGTATGTAAGCAAAGGATTGTCTCCTAATGTTGATTTGATTCTAGTATTGTTTGGAAAATTAAACTCTGACAATGGCACATCTACTCCTAGTATTTGCCCATCAGCACACCTTTCTACTTTTAACACATTTGTATCAGGCCCATCTTGTAAATCACCTGTTCCACCTGTATCATCTGAATCAGCTATAGTAACATCACTTGTTTCATTTAAAAGCTCTAAAGAGCTTTGACCAGTTAATAAATTGGTAGTGATGTTGTTAATCTTATAATACTCATCTTTAATTTGTATTGTGTCTGCAAGTGTATAATTAAGTATAAACTTTTTAGGTAGTCTTGCATTTATTGTTGTTTTTCTTTTGGATCTGTTAAATAAAGGAGCTATATAAAATTGATAATATCTTTTAAAAAGTGTGTCAGTAAAACCAGTTCCTTCTGAATATTCATTAATTTCTAAATTAAAATGAAGGTTTTGTGTATTTTGAGTTGGTGATAAAGATACAGAATTACTTGGCATCCAATATTCAGTTATATCTTCTATTCCTCCTACAGTGTCTTTTGCTCTTAAAAATCTTAATGTGTATCCTGTTGTTAATTTGTTAAATATTGGAATAAATAAAACTGCATCTTTAAAATATGGTTCACCATTTTCATTAGCTAACCAACCTACTTGTATACCTGTATCTACATATGTACTACTAGCAGTGTTGTATAGTTTTTCAAATTTTAAGTGTTCAAATGGTGCTTCAACTACAAATTTTTCATTGTTGCTGTCTAAATTTTCATTACTACTATATTTTAATGCACCCCATGCAGAGCTGCTTATTGTTGTGTGTTTTTTTGCAAGTTTACTACCTGTTGATCTATATTTGAATTCTATTTCTTCATATGGTAATGCTGTATCAACTTGTATTGATGTAGGATCTACATATTCTGTTATGTCTCTAATAGAACCTGAGCTATAGTATTGTTCTAATGTCTTAACATGTATAATCCCATCTTGTTCAAAAGCAGTTAGATTAAACATCTTAAATAAACCTGTAAGAAAATCTATAATTTTTAAATCAGGTAAATGTTCTGTAATTATAAACTCTTTAGATAAAGATATATCTACAGTTCCTATTTGGTGTGTTGATTGATTACCTGCTGCATCAGTTGCTTGAAATGTAATGTTTTTAAAAACAAATGCTGTTTGTGTTTCAACTTCTAAAGTATATCCTTGTGATGCATTATACATAAAAACTGTAAAACTACCTAATGTGTTTGTACCTCCTGTAAATGTTTTTGTGTATTCTTCTTCACCACCTCTTTTTACTTTTGCTGTAAAAGTAGGATACCCTGTTTCTGTTTCAAAACTAAACACACCTGTAATAAAGTCATTTTGAGCAAGACCTTGTACATAGATTACATTATTTTGTACAATAAGTTTACCATTTAATGCTGTAGCTGTTGAAAACCCAGAGATTTGTTTTAAAGCAACACCCATATCTTCAAATTGTCTACCTTCAGTATTCTGACACAACATATAAAGTTCTCTATATGCCTCAGGGCCTTGCACTAAATCAAAAAAGTCATCACTAAACCTAATTGATGAATATTGATTCTGTATTGCTCTTACAATTAAATGAACTCTTATGGCATAAGTTAAATCTTCAAAATACATCCCATGTATATCATCTGTAGTAAATCCTGTAGCAGGTGGTGTAGATGATTCTGTTGGGCCTATGTTACCACCTAATTCATAGTTATCAGAACCATCAGAATTAGTATATGGTACTGCTATACTAGTGTCATAATATGGTCTAGCTGAATTGGAAATCAATGGACAAATCACAGCTCTTTCATAAGTTGTGCTAGTGCCTAAGTCATCTACTGTAACACTTCCTATTCCATCTTCATCTGTTAAAAGTGAAAAAACATCACCAGCACTGTATGTTGTGTTAAAGTTGTTTAACCAGTTTAATGTATTAATCTGATCTTCTTTTAGCACATCTTTTAATGTTACTGTATTACCAAAGAAAGTTACTTTGTATGCTTTAGGTATGTTGTTTTCCATATCTACACCATCTAGTTTTAGTTTACCTTCTCTAAATGGTATAGTGTTTAATTCTATTCTTGCTGATACTTTTTTCCTAGCATCAAAGGCAGTACCAGTTGCTAAATTAAACCTATAGTAATGTTTAAATATTTTGTTGTTTTCTTTAGATGCAGGAAGTCTAAATGGTTTAGAAAAGTCTGTAAAGACTTTTGATATATCTCTCACATCTTGAATTGCTTGTGTTAAACTAACACTTTCATCATCAAATATCTCTACTCTTTGATTGTTTATATATAGTTGATATGCACTCATTATCTAACATTATTAATCACATCATATGCAAACTCTAAATCTAGTGAATAGTTTACTAATTTGTCATTTGTCTTTGTTTTCTTTTCTAAAGAATTACTAACAACATTTACTGGATAAACTATACTTCCAATTTGCATCCATACAAGTTCAGATAACATCATTTCTTTTATAGGCTCAAATTGACCTTCATCTACATATCCAGTATTAACAGTTATTTTATTTGATGCTTGTTTGTTGTATTTATATTTTTGATGATCTAATGTAGAGTATGTGTTATTTGCTAGTAGTGTAGATTTATAACTTTCATCTTTTACATTTAATGATTGTATGTTTTTCTTGTTAAAGTAGAACTCTTGTAATGCTCCATATTTGTTTACAAACACTACTTTTAAAATATCAAATATAGGCTCACATATTCTTTTTATAATAATATTTATACCTGCTACTGAAACTGTACTGCCATCTGTTACAGTATCTGCAACTGTATAATAAGTTACACCATTAGATACTTCATATGGGATATATGAGTTTCCTGTTTCAGGCAAATACATTACTGTATTAGTTTGTAGTAATTGTCCTGAAGTTATTTGTTTATTAACACCTTCTTTAAACTCACTGTAAGCATCAAATCCATATATCTCATCTGTTATTGTTTGTCTAGGAGTGCTTGGATTCAAAGCTCTTTCTGCTTTAGTACCTACATAAAACTCTATTTTAATTACTGCATAAATAGTCAAACTGTTTTTAGTAGTGCTGCTATATGGGAATAAACCATCCCATGTAATGTCTAAATAATCTCTGATTAATTCTGATACTTCAAATGATACTGCATCAGATGTTGTGTTTTTTGAAACAACATATTGGTCTACACTGTTAATTGTAATTGTCATATCAGCAGAACCTGATGTTGAGGATGCTGTTTTATTTATGAAAAATGGTGATCTAAGTCTTGGTATATATACTGCCATATTAATCTAGTGTAAATTTTAAAAAGTTGTCAATGTCTAATTCATATTTTTTAATAAACTCATTTGGTAGTTTTTTGTAAGCTGCTTCAAATGCATCTGTAAAGAAGTAAGTAGGCTCTAAACCTTTTTGGAATATACTTCTTGCAATTAGAAATGTAAGTGATTGTCTTTTTACAAATCTACCTCTCTGATCTCTTATTCCTTTTAGTCCTTTTCTTACTACCCATTTATCTAATGCTTTTGGTGGTGGCATCTTAGACTTAAAACTAAATGTTGGTAATCCTGCTTTTCTTTTACCATACTTCTTCTTCTTTCCATCTACCCCTGCATCTACATAAGCTCCATATGGTTCCATTTCAAATGTCATTTCAAAAGAGTTTGGATTTACTTTAGCTTGTCCTTTAACTGATCTTTGCAGTTTACCTGATGCTTTCTTTTTTCTAAGATTAGATTTTGCTGCTCTTACAACATCCTCTACAAAGTCCTCCAATACCTTTTGTGTTTCTTTAAAAGTCATTAGCAATAATCTAAGTCATTAAATATTTCTACTGTAAATGATGTAGCCCATCCTGCTAGTACATTCTCAAATCTGTCAAAAAATGGTTCACAAGTAGGATCTCCTACAAGTTGATAGCCATCTTCATACATTTGTCCTTGTCTAAGTCTTGTAATAAGTCTATTACTTACTGTTAATTGTGTATTTAAGATATCATGTGTATTTGTATTGCCTGTAAATAGATCTGCTACATATTCATTACTGCTATCAATCTGCTCCATTGTCAAGACAGTTAAGTTAAACTGTAAAGTCTTTTCAGAATTAGTAACACTCTCTACAATCAGATGAGCTAATGGAAACATAGTCTGCTTTTGCAAGTCTACATCTGTAATATCACCAAATGTCATAGTTCTTATACTAGTGTTACTTATTAATTCATCTTTGATTGCTTTTGTTACAAGGTAAAAACCTCTTTCTGCTTTATCTGCCATGCTTTCTTTTTAACTTTTGATTCTCTAATGTTGTTTTCTCACTTACAAATTCTAAATACATTAAGACTTTATGAACCCCCAACTTGGAGATATCTTCAAATCTTTCAAGATTCCCCTGACTTGCTGTCCAAAATGATGTATACCAACCCCACTTTCTGCTAAACCCTGCTTCAGAAGTGTATGCTCCTTGATTTTCCCCTGATGCAAATAGTCCATCATAACTACTGACAACTCTTTCCCTAAATTCAATAAAAAAAAAACAGCTCCTATAGCTACTGAAAGAGGCATATCTTTCATTGTCTCATCTAATATAGCTTTATAAGGTAGTACATTGTACCTTCCTTGTGATTTTACATCAACTGGTCTAAATAAGACTTGCATAGCTTTATGCATTTCTTGCCAATCTCCTAAGTAACTGTCTAAGTCTACAAATTCACCAAAAGATATTTCATCTAAGTTTGGTACAAATCCATATTCTACTCCATTTAATTTAAAGAACTTAATCATTTCTTGATCTTCTTCAAACATCTTAACTAAATCATGTGTTATTTCTTGTACATCAGTAAACCTCATATTAACTACTTGATCTAGTCTAGCTCCACAAAATATCTCAATCATCTTTTGTGCTATGAAGGTCTCATCTTCATTTTCATCTTGTACCTTTAAGTATTTCTGATACTGTCCTAGTGTTATTTCATCTAGGTTTTCAGGTATTCTAACTGTGATATCCATACCTATATAATACTAGATTTAAAAAAATTTAAAAAAAAGTTATTAAAAAACTTGACTTGTATTATAATAATGTATTATATTGCAGTATAATTTTAGAAAAACATATTATG